TCGAAGAAGCAAACCCCGAAGTACACGGCCGAGTTCCGCGAGCGCGGCATTCGGCTGTATCGCGAACAGCGCCCTGATTACACGAGCGAGTTCAAGCAGGTCCGCGCAGCGATCAAACGGTCCGGGGACCGTTTGAATGCGCAGAACGCAGCCTACCGGGCGATCGCCTCGAAGCTCGGCTGTTCCCCCGACACGCTTCGTGCCTGGTGTGTTCAGGCTGCGCGTGATGCGGGCGAGCGCAGTGGGCCGAGCAGCGAAGAGAAGGCGCGGATCGAGGAGCTGGAGCGCGAGGTCAAGGAACCGCGCACCGCCAACGAGATCCTCAAGAAGGCGTCGGCATATTTTGCCCAGGCGGAGCTCGACCGCCCGTTCCGCAAATGATCGCCTTCATCGAAGAGCATCGCGAGGTTTATGGGGTCGAGCCGATCTGCCGTGTTCTGCCGATCGCCCCGGCGACCTGTCACCGTCACGCCGCCATTGCGCGCGATCCCGACCTGGCCTCCGATCGCGGCCGGCAGGACGTGCAGGATTTCGAGAAGATCAAGGCGGTCCATGGCAAGAGCCGGGGGCGCTACGGAGCCCGCAAGGTCTGGCACCAGCTTCGCCGCGACGGGCACGACATCGCGCGTTGCACCGTGGAGCGGTTGATGAGAATGGAGGGGTTACAGGGGGTTACGCGCGGCAAGACGAAGACCACGGTCCCCGACCCGGCGCAGGCCTGTCCAGATGATAAGGTCAACCGGCGGGAGTGTCATGAACTTTGTATATCTGGGCTGGCCCATGCGGGTTTCAGATACGGTCACGCGTTGAAGCGTTCGTCGAACATGATAGCGAACTGATTGCGGGCGGCAAACCATTCCCGGACATTCCTGCCGCCTTTCTCGAAGTTGCGGATCGCCAGGTAGATCAGCTTGGTCGCGGCCTCCTCGGTCGGGAACGAGCCGCGGGTCTTGATCGATTTGCGGATCACGCGGTTCAGGCTCTCGATCGCATTCGTGGTGTAGATGATCTTGCGAATGGCCGGATCGAAGGCAAAGAACGGGATCACCTCTTGCCATGCCCGCCGCCAGGCCGGGGCAATCGAGGCGTATTTTCCTGCCCATTTTTCTTCGAAAGCATCCAACTCGGCGGCGGCCTGATCGGCGGTCGGTGCGCCGTAAATCAGGCGCAGATCGGCAGCGACCGCCTTGCGATCCTTCCAGGCGCAGAAATTCAGCGAATGGCGCACCAGATGCACGATACAGGTCTGGACCGTGGCCTCCGGGAAGGCGGCGGTGATGGCCTCGGGGAAGCCTTTCAGACCATCCACGACCGCGATCAAGACGTCCTGAACGCCGCGGTTCTTCAGCTCATTCATCACCGATAGCCAGAACTTGGCGCCTTCGTTCCCAGCAATCCACAGGCCAAGCACCTCACGAACCCCGTCACGGGTGACGCCGAGGGCCACGTAAACTGCCTTGTTTTTCACCAGCCGGCTGTCAGCATCGCGGATCTTCACGCGCAGCGCATCGAAGATCACGATGGGATACATCCGATCCAGCGCCCGGCTTTGCCAGTCCCGGACCTCGTCCAGCACGGCATCAGTCACGCGGCTGATCAGGTCAGGCGAGACCTACAACCCATAGACCTCTTCAAGGTGCGCACGGATGTCACGGACCGTCAGGCCGGCGGCATAGAGACCGACAATCTTGTCGTCGATCCCGTCGATCCGGGTCTGACCTTTCTTCACCAGTTCAGGCTCAAAACTACCGTCGCGGTCACGCGGCACCGCGATCGGCAACTCCCCGTCCTGACCCTTCAGCCGCTTTGCGGACGTGCCATTGCGCCGATTGGCCTGAGCCGGCGGGGCGTCCTTGCCATCCTCGTAGCCCAGATGCGCAGTCAGTTCGGCACCCAACATCCGCTCCATGAGCTTGATCTTGAGTTCCTTCATTAGCCCGGCACCGCCGAGCAGGTCTTCAGGCCGCTCGCAGCCCTTCAGCAACTCGTCCTGTAGTTCCTTGGAAATTGTCATCGTCAGTGCTCCTCTCAGGAAGCATGGACCAAATCCCAGTTACACAGAAGATCGGACACTCTCGCCAGTTGAAGTCCGTGAGCTGAAAAGCTCGAACTCCAGATTTGGACCCGATCCGCTGATCACCATACCGGCCCGCGGCTTCTGAAAATGCCGCATCACGAGGCCTGACAGAAGTTCGCACTCGATCACGCGCAAGTAGGGTCAAAAAATTCTTGCACTACGGGCGGCAACCACAGAAGACTTCAGGTTGTCGGATACGACCTGAGCCGTCACACTGAACCAGACCGCCACACGAGGCTGAGAGAGCGCCTGATCACGCTGTCAGGCAAACACAGGAAGTATGGTTATCGCATGCTGCATGCCAAACTCGTCCGCGAGGGCTCACGATCCGCCGTCCCTCGAGGGCCGCGATCTCGCGATCCAGCGCCTCGATCGCCCGGTCGATCTCCGCCACGCTGCGGTAGTCCACGGTCTTGCCGTCATAGCTGACCCGCGCCACGCCCGAGGATCGCTGCGCCGAGAGGGCGTCACGGCGGGCGCGGAGAGTTGCAGGATCGGACATGAGCAATCCCTTGGGTGCGTCATTGACATATGCGCCAATGGCGCATAAATGCAGGCATGACCATCGTGACTGTCGCCGAGACGCCAGAGTTCCAACGCCGCGCCCGCGCCATCATGAGCGACGAGGAACGCATGGCCCTGATCGATTACATCGCCCGCAACCCCACAGCCGGGGTCTCGATCGGCGGTGGCGTCCGAAAGGTCCGGTTCGCACGCGACGGGGGCGGCAAGAGCGGCGGGTATCGTGTCATTCACTTTTACGGCGGCGACGATGGCATTCCGGTCTTTCTGATCACCGTCTTCGCCAAGAACGAGAAAGCCAATCTGACCAGGGCGGAAACGGAAACGGTCAAATCCCTCGGCAAACTGCTGGCCGACAGCTACAGGAGCGCAAGATGAGCGACGCATTCAAGAGCATCGAACAGGGCCTCAAGGAGGCCATTGCCCATGCCCGCGGCGAAGGGACGGTCACGATCCACGAGGTCGAGGTCCGCGACGCGGACGTCCGGGCCATCCGTGCCCGCACCGGCCTCTCGCAGGCCGAATTTGCCAAGAGCATCGGCGTGAAGAAGTCCACGCTTCTGAACTGGGAACAGCACCGGCGTTCGCCGGAGGGTCCGGCCCGCGTCCTGCTTGCGCTGATCGACAGGGATCCGGGTATCGTTCAGCGTACCCTGGCAAGCTGAGCCTCACCCCATGTAACTCGACCGCACCGTCCGCCGACGCACGGACGGGCGTGGCGCAGGTTTCGCGGCCACATCGCCCTGCGGTCCGACCGTCTCCACCGCCAGCGGCCGTTCCAGCTCCTGCCAGCGGGCCTCCGGCCAGCGATCCGCGCCCGCGATCCAGGCGGCGGCGCGGGCATAGACCCGGCAGTCCAGCGCCTCGTTGCGCTCGCGCAGCTTTTGCCATTCGAGCTTGGAGAAGCCCCGTCTGGTGCGCACGGTGACCAGTTGCTCGGCGGTGAGCTGCTTGAGCCATTCGCCGTCCGCCCATGTCGGCAGATGCACGGAGCCAGCCGGAAACGACGCGCCGGCCGTGATCTCCTCCGGCGTAGGCCGCTCCTGCCGCAGGAAGCGATAGGTCTCGGCCTTGAAGGTCGATGTGGCCACGCTCCACAGCCGCGCGCCCCGTCGCAGACGTTTCCCGCCGACGGTCGCGTCGACAAAGGTCGGGCCGGTCACCGGGGTCGCGCGGTTGAAGCCCTCAAGCCCCTTGACCGGCGCCACCTGCGCAAAGCCCACCTGCCGCGCCCAGGCATAAACGGCGCTGGTCTCGTAGCCCGTGTCGATCGCGAGCCTGGCGATGGTCAGGTGCTGGCCGCTCTCATGCGCCCATGTGCGCCCCAGTAGGTCCGTCAGCTGTTGCCAGCAGGCCGGATCACCCGGGCCGCCCTCGATGACGACATGATCCACGAGCCAGCTTTCCAGACCGCGGCCCCAGGCCCAGACATCGACCTCGACCCGGTCCTTCTGCACGTCGGCCCCCGCGGTCAGGAACAGCCCGCCCGCCGGCACCTTGCCTGGCGCCCATGCCTCGCGCCGGTCCGCCAGCCGCTGCCAGTCGGGCGCCTCGCCGGTCTCGACCCATGTCTCTCCGAGAATGGTGTTCCGGAACGCCCGCATTGCCTCGTCGCCGCCCTGTGCCGCTTGCGTAGCGGCCCGCGCGATCCGCTGCCAACTGAGCCAGCCGATCGGCGAATAGAGCGCCGAGAGGTGATACCCGACCGTGGTCGGATCGGCGGCCGTGGCGGTCGCCCGCCACTCGCCGCCCTCCAGCATCGCCGTCTTGTGGTGCTCCGCGATTGCCGCGTCCCCCAGCCCTCGCAGTGATATTCCGCCGTCTCCGGCCGCCCCTTCTGCCAGCGCAGCCGGTCGAACTTCAGCCACTGCATCGCGTCGCAATGCGGGCACGGCACGAAGTAGCGCCGCTGATCGGACGCCTCGAACTCCCGCTCGATCCGGGAGAGCCCGCGGATCGTCGGGGTCGACACCAGGAACACCTTCCGCCGATGGGCGAAGGTCAGCGAGCGTGCCTCGGCCAGCGTGACCGGATCGCCTTCTTCGTCGGCCGAGGCCGGATAGGCGTCGACCTCGTCGAGGAAGATGTACCGCGCCGGGGTGGACCGCAGCCCGACCGCCGAGTTGGCGCCGGTCATGATCAGGATGCCGCCCGCGAACTCCTTGGACAGCATCGTGTTGCCCGCGTCGCGGGATCGCGCGGGCTTCACCCGATCCCGCAGGTCCGGGCTCTCGTCGATCAGCGGGTCGATCCGCTGCCGCGAGTTTCGCTTGGCCAGTTCCACCGTCGGCTGGACCGCGAGCATCGGGCCCGGCGCCTGGTGGATGACGAAGCCGATCCAGTTGTTGCCGGCCTCGGTCGCGCCGACCTGCGCCGCCTTCATGAACACGATCCGCTGGGTCGGATCGCCGGGCGAGAGCCGGTCCATGATCTCGCGCATGTAGGGCGTGCGCGCGGTCCGGTACTGCCCGGGCTCAGCCGACGCGCGCGAGGCGAGTTTCCGGTGGCGGTCGGCCCAACTCGAGACGGTCAGGTCCGGGTCGGGGCGCAGGCCCCGCGACCAGGCGCGGAGCAACGCGGCGGCGCCGTCGAACCCGACAAGATCGTCATCCAAGCCCGGGTCGGATCTCCGCGAGGCTGTCGAGCTGGGCGCGAACATGGGCCTCCAGAACCTTCTGCATCAGCGCCGCCTCCACCTCGCATGCGTCTCCCAATGCCTCGGTGAGTTCCGAGGCCATCAGCGCGGCCACCCGCGCCGGCCACGTCACCCAAGCGTCGCGCTCGTCGCGCGCGAGCCGGAACATCAGCGTCTCCGCCCGGGCGCGGTCGACCAGTTCCCCCTTCAGCTTCTGGAGTCGGATGCGCCGCTCCTGCGCCTTCAGCACCTCGTTCGCGGTTTTGGCCTGCAGGAAGGTCGTACCGCCGCCGACGGCAGGCGCGGACAGCCCCTGTTCACGGAGCGTGTCGCCGACGGCGGCGACGGCGGCCTCGGGCACGGGTTTCAGCTTGGGCGCCGGCGCCTTCCTGGTCTTCGACGGGTCCGTCGTCTCGGCCCGCCGCTTGTCGGAGGCCACGGCGTCGATGCTGCCGTCCTCGTGCAGGACGAGCCGGCCGGCGGCCTTCGCCTTCTGGATCGCGCCGCGCGACAGCCCGACATGGGCGGCGTACTGGCGCTCGCTCATGCCCTGCATCGCCACCCTCGATTATCATTCAAAGTCAGGTGCTTATCGAGTTGATAAGCCGCGCCACCGGAGCGAACGTCCGATCACAAGGACGATGCAACTCGCTTGGAGCCACAACGATGACCACGCGCCTGAACCCGATCACCACCCCGCGCCACGAACTCCGCGCCGAGAAGGCGCGCAGGAACAAGGGTGAGCCCGGTTCCGCCACCGGTTCGAGGAACCGGGCGAACGCGCTCGCGGCCTTCATCGGCAAGAAGGCCGAGATCGACGAGATGCTCGCCCGGCTGCAGGCGCTCAGCGACGACCACTTCAACGCTCACCCCGACGAAGTGAACTGGGGCCATGTTGGCACCCTCGAACACTACGCCAGCCTCCTGAAGCGCATCACCGACAGCGCCTTCGGCGAGGGCGAACACGCCGAATAATCTCCGGTCCAGCCGGAACTCCCGCCGCGCGCCCTGCGCGGCTCGGGGTCGTAGAAGGCGCCGCATCACGCGGGCCCGAATACGGAGACGACCCCATGACCAAGCTTTCCGACACCCAGCTCGTGATCCTCAGCGCCGCCGCGCAGCGCGAGGACCGCAACGTCCTGCCGCTCCCCGGCTCCCTCCGCGGCGGCGCCGCCGCCAAGGTGGTCGGCGCGCTGCTGAAGCGCGGGCTGATCGCCGAGACCACGACCGACAGCCGGGCCAAGGCCGACGCCGCGCTCAACCGAATCTGGCGCAACGACGAGGACGGCCGCGCCATCCTCCTGCACATCACCAACGCGGGCCTCGCCGCCATCGGCGTTGAGCCGGACGGTGGCGACAACGCGCCCACGGGCGCTGACGCAGCTTCGAGCACGGAGGCCTCGCAGGACGCTCCCGCCGAGACCGACCCCGCGCCCAAGGCGCGCACGCCGCGCACGGGCACCAAGCAGGCGAAGCTGATCGAGATGCTCCGCACCGAGGGCGGCGCGACCATCGACGAGATGGTCGCGGCCTTGGACTGGAGACCGCACACGGTGAGGGGTGCGCTTGCCGGCGCGCTAAAGAAAAAGCTCGGTCTGACCGTCACCTCGGAGAAAGTCGAAGGAAGAGGGCGCTGCTACCGCATCGAGGACGCCGTCTGATGCCGCGGTACAGGGTCAAGATCACCCGTGCCGTCACCGAAAGCACCTGCGTGACCGTCGAGGCACTGTCCCCGGAGGCGGCGCAAGCCGTCGCCTTCGTGGCGCTGGCCGACATGGAGGACGCCTTCTGGACCCTTGATGAGGGTTCGTGGAATGCAGGCCCCGCCTACATCACGGCAGTCGAGCCCACCGATGTGTGATGCCCGGCGCTATCGCCAACGCTCGAACAGTCGTCGCAGCAGGTAACCCCGCGCCAACGACACGCCGACGAAGGCAAGGCCGATGGTCAGATGCTCCGCGAGTCCAGTCTCGATCCCGAACCACGGGAACACGACGATCTGCGTCGCGATGGCCAAAACGTAGCCGACGACAACGTTTGCCGCGGCCTCGACCATCGACATGATCCGGCTCTGCTTCATCGCAGGCTCTCCAGAAACGCCGTCACGAACTCCGCCGCGAGCGACGGAACGATCGCATTGCCGTAGCCCCGCAGCAGCCCCATGCGACCGGGTAGCCCATCAGCCAGCGGGAATGTTCCGGGCTCAACGGGCCGCCAGCGGTCATCGCGGCAGAGGAGCCAGTCCGGATCTCGCCAGACGCCGTCCGTCGCATCGGCGCCGGCAGGGTCGGCGCCTTCGACCAGTCGACCAGCTTCACCGTCCTGCGGCTCGCATCGGTGTTGCCGGCCGCGTTGTACGCTGCAGTCGCGGGCGAGCCCGCCATCGCCGTCGGCCAGCCCGCGAGCCAGACCTGTCGGCCGAGCAGCGCGTTGATCGGAACCGCCCGGCATTCCGATCCATCCTTGTGATCCCTCGCCGAGGCCGTCGCCCAACCCGCGAGTGACTGCTTCCAAGGCGACGGCGCCGAAGAACAGGCGCTGGCGGATGTGCGGCGCGCCGATGCCCGCAGCCGGCAGATCGGCCGCC